TCGGGGAGTAGTTTTTCCATCCTAAGGCTCGCGTTTTGTCGATGACCTCCTGCGGCTCGAGCCCGGACCTTTCGATGAGCTTTAGCTTGGACTCGTGCATGGCCGCGTTCAGCCTACGGACCCGCCGGAAGTACTTGGCCTTCTCGCCGCTGAGCGAGGCCTTGATGATCGCGTTTGCCTCGGACTCTCGCAGCCATGCGCCCGGGTTGACTTCCCTGCCGAAGTGCTTGCGGTCTTTTGGGTCGGCTGCTTGATCGCGCTTGATGAGCGTTTCGTTGCGCTCGAGCGATGTCAGAGCCGCGAGGTATAGGTGCACCGCCTCAATCGAGATGTTCCCGTCCGACATGGCTCGGACGAGCGGGGTAACAAACTGCTCTTGGAACTCGTTCACCGCGTGCATCAGCAGGCCAGATGAACGCGTGTCCTCTCTATCCCAGTTGCCCCCCTCTGGCACTTCGAGCGTCGCCTGGAGGTTCCGCAAATGGATCAAATTATCGGCCAGCACCGACTCGACACGGGCGCCGAACCTTGAGCTCAAGAAGATCGTCGAATTTGCGTCAGAGTCCGCAACCGAGTACATCACATCGACCTTCCTCTCGGCGTCGGCGCGTGGCGTCCCGATGCTTATCAACTCTTGGATTGCCTCTTCGCGTATCGCCGCCTGTTCGTCGAAGAACGCCTCCCCGCGCTCGGCGCTGTAGAAGTCCGTCTGCCCTCTAGCCAACACGTCGCCCACCGTGATCTTCTGCACCGCCTTGGCAAACGCGACAGGCTCGGCACTGCGATATGCCGCTGACAGCGCCTCTGCGAAGGCCTGTAGCTGCTTTGGATCGAACGTCGACAGGTCTCCGGATAGCTCCCTGACGAGCGCTGCACGTTCCTTGTCGACCCGAGAAGTGAGGTTGACTTTTGGCAACTTGTTTAGGGCTGAAACCACAAAGTCGCGGATCGCCTGTAGGAGCCCACGCAGGCCGGAGTTCTTGGCGAAGTTCTCCTCGCTGAACGTCTCGGAGTCGCCAAGTACCTCCTGGATCAGGTCCGGCATCAACTCCGCGCCGATAGCAAACGCCTCCTCGAACTCGCGGGCAAGACGCTCCTCCCCCTCGTACTCGGCGAACGGGGGCTCATCCGTTTGCCTGGTGTAGCGGCGCAGATACTCGACGCGCAGACGCTGCATCAACTCCGGAAACTGTTCCCTCGCGGTCAGCACTAGGGCCTTCATCGGCTTGGAGCCCACGGGAACCGCATGATGGAACGCCTCGTGGAAAATCACGCCGCGAAGGACATCACCGGCTTGAGACCCGTCAATCACGATCTGCCCACCGAGGCTCATACCCTGCATGGGAAGCGGGTTAGCCGAGTCGGCCACAAGAACGTCTGGAGTCTTCGCGCCCGCCTCCTGGAGCGTCGTCAGGGTACCGACTAGGGCGGCCTCCTCGGGGTGGACTCCGACCCCCTCAACCTGCTCGCCAAGGGTGCGAAACTTCATGTCGCGCACAGCCTGGATCCTCGCCTCGAGCTCGGACCGACCATCGGGGGTCTTCGTGGCTTTCAGCTGCTTCTCGAGCGTGTCGATGTTGCCTTCGCGGAAGAACTCGATTGCCTGCTCTGGGGTCTTCTTCGGAACGGACTGTTGCGGCTCTGCTTCGATAGCCTGACCAAGATCCCGGGCTCCAGTCTCACCGATGTCCGCGGCAACCTTCTTTGTTGCCTGTTTTTGAGTACTCGCCAGATCTACCGCGGCGCCGGCGCCGAGTAGGCCACCCACAAGGAAGGCTGGAAGAGCGCCCTGCTGGAACGCCATAGCCGTCATCTCGTTCCACGTCTTGTTTTCGCCGTACTTGGCGAGATACTGCCGCCCCGCATCCTCAACCAGCTGCTGGACGAACTCCTGTCCAGCCTCTTCGCCACCTTCAGCCATGATCTTAGGGATCAGGCCGGGGTCTGATAACGACCTCATCAGGGAGCCGCCTGCCGCCTTGTTGAGCCGCATAATAATGCCGGATGCACCAACGACTTCTGTCGATCCTGCCCCCATCCCGATCAGCATGGCGATAGCCTTCTGTTGCGGAGTCGCCCCCGCATCCTCGGCCTCTCGGTACATGGACTGCCCTTCCGCGATAGCCCCGAGGCCGCCGATTGCGAGCAAGTCGCTCCCGACACCTGCGGCTTTTAGCGCGGCACCACCACCCATGAAGCCCGCCGCGGAACCAAGGCCCTGTGAGAATGCACCGGCTAAAAAGGATTGGGCCTGAAGCGGCTGTCCGTCCCCGTCTAGCATTCGGTCGTCGTACTCCGCGATTTTTCGGATGCTCGAGCTGAGCGATCGCAAGAAGTTTGGCTCCCAGGCCACGGCTTGAGCTTCTTCGCCGGTGAGCGGCTTGCCTTCGCGATCCTTCTTTAGAGCTGACTCCATTATCGCCGCTGAGGGCTTGCTGGATCCCGTAGCAAATTCGGCCACTTGTCCTGCGAGCTCAGGCACGGCGGCTGCCACCTCCGCGACCCCTGTGGTCAGCTGTTGCGCAAAATTGTAAACATTGGCCGCCGAAGACTCTAGCGCGCCCATGTTAGCTCGACGCTCCGCTGTTCTCTCGGAGGCCGTGCGGAACCCTTTAGGGTCAAACTTGGTTGGCCGTATCCCATCGACTCCAGACATGAGCGAGGCCCACTCCGCATCTACGCTAGTCTGAATGCGCGCAGGTGGACCGTTCTGGACTAGATCGGGTGCACCGTCCCCATATTCATCAAGCCCGATGTTGCGCTTCGCCAGGGACTCAGCCCGGATCTTAGCGATGTCGGATTCCGTGAGGATGTGATCCAGCGCCGTGTCGTCGAGAACCATGTCCTACTTCTTGATCAAAGGAAGATGGAACTTCGTCTGCTGTTGGATGGTCTCAGGCGCGGTCTTCGCCTTGATCGCCTCGTTCAGCGCCGCGAGGTTCGCGGCAGCATTGGGGAACTTGGCATCGAGTTCAGCCATGCTAGAGACGCCAGCAGCGGCATAGGTTGCCTTGACGAGTTCGACCGCGTCCGTCTTCATCTCGTCGACCGTGGCGTATCCGTCGTTCTGTATGCGCCCAATGGACAGCATTACAGCGTCACGGACTTGGTTAGCGAGGACTGCCTTCGGATCCGCGATAGTTGGCTGCTGATCCTTGTCCCTAACCATCTGATTACCATCGGATTGGTATGCGTACTCCTGCCCCGGAGCTACGACGAGGGGGATTCCTTGGCCCGCGGACCCGTCCACCTCGTCCCAAAACGCCTTTTGTTTGGCCAGCGCACCGTCGTAGACCTGCTGTGCTTGCGCTCTAGCATTCGCGCTAACGGCGCTAGCAACGAGCTTCTGCGCAGCCTGCACTTCGTCGGAGACTGATCGCGCCCGCTGGAGGCTCATTCGGCCCTCCTGCTTCTGAGTTTCCTCGCGGGATGCAATCCGCTCCATCACACGCGCCTCTTGATGTGGGTTCAGGGCGTTCTTGATGTCCATCGCGGCCTGATAGGCGCGGCTCATGTCGAAGCCTTCCGGGTCGGTCGCATAAGCGGCGGCAACGTCCTCGGCATAGCTTTGGAGACGTTCCTGCTGGTCGGTCCACCATGCTCGGTCATTGGCGTCCGTGGCAGTGCCCACTCGCGCACCAGCGTCCTCGGCCATCGCGGCCATGCGGATCAGTTTTGCTTGCTTGAGGCGCCCGATTCTCTGGATCTCGAGCCGATGTGACTTATCGGTATTCCACGCGTCCAGGACGGCGAGCGGATCCTGTCCGCTGTCCAGCGCGAGCGCATAGTGCCTGGCGTCATCGGGGGTTAGGAGACCCGCACCAACCGACGCTTCGATGGATGAGTTCAGGGTTGACATGGCCCGCCCTCGCCGTAGCCCAAGGAGCCGACGGTCACCCGACTCGGCAAGCACCTTCGCGGCATCCACGCTCTTCGTGTTCAGAATCAGGCGCTTCAGGCGCTCCTGTTCGACCCGGATCTTCCGGTCGTCCGGGTTCTCCATCGACTGCCCCAAGAGTCCCGCCTTGGAGCTTATGCCCTGGTGGCTCAGCCCATATCGACCCCTTGGGGTGATCGTGTCGGGGACTAGCGCCGCCTCGTTCTGGAACTCCGTGTCAACCGTGTCCCCGATGGCCTGTATGATCGCGTCGGCGTCGGCCTGTTGACGAGTAAGCTCCTCCTGCTTGAGTTGGTCAACGCGCTGTTGCGCCTGGCCCTGCTGTATACCGCCGGCAAACCCAGCCCCTACCGCTTGGCCTACCGTAGCGGCGCCACTCGGCCCGGGAAGCTTGATCGTGATCCCCATTAGAGTTTTTCCCCGAGCTTCGTGCCATACGCCTGAGCGAAACCGCCAGCCAGCCCGCCGAGAGCCCCAGGGGTGCCCTGATACTGCGGGGTCAAGTTCGCCTGCATTGCCACCTTGTTCACTGCGAACTGCGCGAGGGACTGGTATGCCCCCTGCTGTGCGTTTGCCTGGCCGACGGCTAGGTTTGCCTGCTGTGTCCCCAACGCTTCAGCGAGCCCGCCAAGAGCCTGTGCCGTCATGGCCTGGGATTGATTGGCCAGGTTTCCTTGAATGCTCGTGTTGAACAGGCCCTTGCTCACGAGGCTCTGGGCGTTTGTCGCGTCCGTCTGTTTCTTCGACGCGAGGATCTGGTTCGTTGCCGTCTGTCCTTGTTTGGCCAGGATGCCTTGGGCATTCGTGTAGCCCTTGTTGAGTGCGGCTAGACCCTTGAAGAGCTGGCTCTGGCCAAACCCATACTGCGTGGCAAGCGCGGCCATGTTGCTAACCGTGCTCGCTTCGTTCTTCTTCTGGGCCTCGTTCTCGGTGCCCAGGAGGAGTGATTCCAAGAAGCCTGCCATTAGAGTAGTCCTGCCTTCTTCAAGGCCGCTTCGGCTGCTTCCAGCCGTGTAAGAGTGTCGCTGTTGGAAGCCTCTGCCGCAACAAGGCGATAGTGTAGATCAAAGATGTCCGGCTTCTGCCGCTTGAATGCGTCGAACTGCGAGCTCGAGCGCCGCACACGCTGGGCGTCCTGGGTCCTCGTCCGGTTTGGTCGCTTGAGGTTTCCGCTCATGCCCGCACCCTCCGCATCCCGGCTTTCACGACATCGGCCTGCAACTCCTCAAGCGCCCACCTCTGCGCTGCAAACGGGTTCCGCAAGCGTACCCACATGAAGGCGCCGCGGCGGTTAACAGAGAGCCTCGGGTTCATGCCTGGCCCAAATCTGCCACTTTTAACGACGCTCCCTTTTTGCGCGGGATCGTCGCTCGAGTAAACGGCGAAGTCGCATCCCGAGTGTTCAGATGCCAGGATCGCCCGTAGGCGGTTCAGAACTATCTCTGAGTCACCGCCGGCCGCAATTGGTCCGATGGTGACATAGCTGTCAATTGCCACACCGTCATCGTCCAGCGCGGCGCTGTCGAGCTCTCGGATAAACCCGTCGTAGCATCCATAGAGAACGCGTCTATCAGCAGCCTGGTCGCCGTCTGCCGTCCACACCGCATAGGGCTGGAGCACCGTAGACCCCGGCTGGTCCTCGCACCACGCGTTGTTTTTGACGTCCCAAAACCAAGACAGCGGCGTAGCAGCCGCATCCTCGGCAAACGGGATCTGGAGCACGATCAGGCCTTGGCGTTCAAAGTCCCAGACGAGTTCGATCCGGAAGCTACCGAAGTCAACGTCTCGGAGCCGCGCTTGGATACTAACGTCTTGGCCGTCTAGAGCATCTGACAAGTGTTGCGGCTGCGAGTCACCGATCATCCGGTAGACGCCGCCCTTGGAGCCGAAGAAGTACAGAATACCCGTTGGGTCTTTGCACCATGGTGCGCCGAAGGCCATCCCGATAGTGTCCGTAATGCGATCGAACTCGCCACCACCCGCTGGGTCACCGCGTAGGATCCAGATGCTTTTGTCACAGCCAAACAGCATGTAGTCGTCCTTAAACGGGATCAACGTGTTGATGATGTCTGGCGTCTTTGTCGCCGTCGTGAGGCTGCCAAAAACGGCCTGGTCTGCCGACGGGGTAGCAGGGTAGAAGTCCCAGTTTCCTGCGTCATCCATCGCGCTCATGTACCAAAGCGTCGGGTTATCTGCGGGGCGAGCCAAGACGACTCGGCCACGGTACACGGCGGCGAGGGCGCACTTCTCCGGCATGGCGCCCGAGCCTCCGCTCTCCCACTCGACCAGCGTGTTGAGTCGTGGGTCGTACACGATCTGGCTAATGCCGTCGCCGAAGTATTCCTTCTGCTGAAAGGTGAACGCCCAGTAGTAGGCCGCGTTGTTTGAGAGGTGCGCGTCCGTGTTGAGCGAGTACGAAGTCCAGGCGGAGAGCTCCCATACGTTCAGAACTCCACTCGCTAGCCCCAGCATCACGCGCGTTCTCCCCTGGACTCCCGTGCTCGTCGCGCTAGCAATTCGATACTTAGCCAGCCCCTCCACCTTCGCCGGCTGCACGTCGTTGTCCGTGTCCTCCAATCCGAGATAGACGAACTCCGCTCGCTTGATTCCGGCTCCATAGACAAAGTCGGCGGTGACGACACCAAGCGTCGCACTACCAGCGGTAGAGAAAAGCAGGAGGAGAGTCATGGGTATAGCTACACGTCGAACAGGATGATCTCGAAGCTAACCGCGACGCCCCCAGTGCCAGTCGCGAGCTTGCCGAGGAAACCGATGTCGCACGGACCGGTGAAAGGCCCGCGTGGAATCTCTGCCGCACGCTGAATAACGTCGGCAATTCCGTATCCGATCGGGTGGAGTCGCATGACGCCCGAGTAGGGCGTGGCGTAGTCGTTGGCGTTCTCGCGGGAAAACATGACTACCGTAGCCGGCTTGGTTGCCTCGACGGCGATGCTAGTGACGAGGACATACCCAACCTTGGAGGAAGGAATCGAGTAGGCACCGGTGGCCGACTGGCCAAGGCCGAACGTGCCGTCTGGAATAATTGTCGCCCAGGTTGCTCCAGCGCCTGCAACTCGAAGCGTAATTGTAGACGAATGGCTCGCCACCGCGACTGTGGCATACCCCCCGGCTTCGGTGACCTCCATGTTGTGGACACGGATGAAAGACGTCGCAAGGGCCACCGCCGTTGTTCCGTTGAGCGTTACTTCTTCGGATGCCTCAGCCCAGACCCCGGCGGTGTCGACGATTCCGTAGACCGTCACCTTACGGGCCCCCGAGCCCGCGGGGATATCGTTCGTGTTGTCACTGGACACCATCTCGAGGGCCGTGTTGGCCACCGGAGTCTGATAGGTCTGGGCTGAAGCGATCACCGTCAGACTCGTCCCGATCGCACTCGAAGAGCCAAACCCGGCGATCGCCGACGCGCCACTAACGTTGCCGCGCAGCGCCTCGAGGAAGTAGTTGTTTTGCGTTCCGGTCAGCTCAGCAGTCACGGGCAGTGGGTTCGAGGCATCGACTGGCGTGGCCGTGCCGTTCGCGCCGAACTCGATTTTGACTTGCTGGTGCTTCGCCCCGCCGACGTCGTCAGCGGCGATAATGTCGCCCGTTCCAGGAAGTGTTGTATTGTCGGCCATTAGCTCAAGTGGTGTAGATTGGGTTTGTCGGTGGAAGGGCGACCGCGTTGGCGGCCTGGTACTTGTCGGTACCGCCGAGAGTGGTCAAGCGGAACAGAAACTCCATCGGATCATCGGGGTCGGCACGGCCAAAGACGCGGATCGCGTCCTTGGCGGCGACTCCGCCGTAAGTTGTTCCGGAAGGCATCGGGACATAGAGGGTGTCGAACTCATCGCGCTTGAGCCTGATTGTCTTGTCAACCTCAAAGCCGATCCGGAACTCATCGGGGACACCGACTGCCGACCAGAACCCGACCACGGTAAGGCCAGGCTGGCGGTCCGATTCTGGCTTGTCATAGATGATGCCGAGTGCAAACTCGTCGGCGTTCGATCCCTCGCCGGGACCAGCTATGTAGAGATCGCCGGTCGACGTCTCGACAATGCCACCCGTGCACGGAGCAGCGGATACGCCGATTGACCCAGATGGACCGGCACCAAAGTAGTCCTCGCTAAATAGCGTGCCGTCCCCGTTGCCGTAGATTCCAGACGCTAGCAGGCACCAGAGCATCTTCCCCGAAGAGTCGTGCTTGGCCCACATCGCGGCGTCTTGGCGCTTGTTTGGTAGCCACGCCTGGCCCGTCTGCGCGAGTGTGTCAAACAAGGGAAGATCGTAGTAGCCCGAGATGCTCGTGTACGGGACTGCGTGAGCGTGCGGATAGCCCGTCGTGGGAAGCTTCTTGTGCAGCCCTGCGCCGTGCATGATGTAGCCCTCGATCTTCTCCATCGTCGTAGAGGCGACGTTACTTCCAGCGCTAACCCAGGTGGCATCCGACTCACCACTCATCTGGTTGTTCGCGTAGAAAGGGTGGCTTAGGACGGTGGGATACTCGTGGTAGTAGCTGCTTCCCAAGAGTATGCGGTCACCATTCTTCTTCCTGCGCCCAACGACAAGAATCCGCATGATCTCACCCTTGAAACCCTTGACGTTAGGCTCGTCTAGGTGAACGCCGACACCGGTAGGGTTCGACGTAATGTTGGTGTCGTACTCGGCCGTTCTTACTCCGAGTGCACCACTGGCCCCGGCAAACGATAGTGGCAGAGCCTCCCAGCGGTCAATAGGGTTCCCGTTGATCCGGAGGAGGGATCGGGTCTGGAGGTTGCGGTCGCGAACCAGATAACAGTCGGTGTACGTGGCACTCGGGGCTGACCCAGAGGTATAGGTCAATACCGTGCCCGAGAACACGACCATTGCGACGTCGTTTCCATCAATCCAGAGGTGGACCGGCTCGCCAATATCTAGACTCGCGAATGGTGTCCCCGAGGTGGCCGTGAAGGAGACTCCGGTCAGATAGACCCCATCAACGGCGATCTTGTACTCGTTTAGACCACCACAGTTCATCATCGTGATGAGACACAGTCCCTCACCCGGTGAATCGGCCGCCGGGTCATCGAACTGGCCCTGGATTGGCCAGCCCGCCGTCCCAGCCCCGCGGTTCGCCGGCAGCAGCTCGTCGTCACCACCCGTAGCGTCGGTGTAAGCGATTGACGTGGCGCCCGTACTCGAGGTGATTGCTCGTAGGTATCCAGGAGCGTGCTCCCCCCACGCCTGATCGTGGACGCCCGACCATGTGTAGGCCGTCGTTGCCGTGGGGGTCGTCAGGACCTTCGAATTAACGAAGATCGAGGTGCGATGCGCCTCTGTGTATCCAGTGTCGAAGCTGCCTGTGGCGTCGCCTTGGAACTTCGAGTGGTGCAGTTGACCGAACAGCCACCGTGTGGCGTCGATACTCGCGTCCACCCCGTCTATCTCGTCCGTGGCCTTACTCGTTTCCGGTCGGCACAGAATAAAAATGCAGAATGCGCCATCGCCGTGGTTTGGGACAAGGCTTAGGCAGTTATCACGCTGGGCATCGGTCCCGCCACCAGGGAGTGAGAACAGGCCTTGCATTCCATTAAAGTAGACCGACGGCGTGCCCGTGCTTCCAACCTTCCGGATCGTTGGAGGCGGTACCGGATTTTTCTGTCCGTTTGGATAATGGCCTTCGTATAGATTGCGACCATTGCCCGAGACGTCGAACCAGGCAGTCACCATGTCTCCATCGTCACCCACGATGTCTTCTGCGCGCAGGTCGGCCCAGACTACAGCGTCGTCTTCGCTTAGGTTCCCGAGGTTCCACTGCTCGAGCGGAACTCCAATGCCGGGAAACAGCGGATTCGTGTCGCGCCCTTCAAGCGCCGGGTGACCTGTTACCACGCTGCCATCGGCCTTCACCGCCATGCAAGTAGACGGATAGGGCACAACGATGGGCGCGATCTCGTCTGGGATGGCGAGGTTCACGTTCACCAGGGTTCTCACCTTGGAGATATGCGCTAGATTGTCCTGAACCAGCATCTTTAGGGTGCCACTGTGGAGCGCGAGCTCGCGGCACCACAGGTCAAGCGTCCAGGTCCACGCCAGCACGGGCTCCGTGTCAAAGCTGTTGGCGATCTGCTGCTGCTCGATCTTGTATACCGCCGCCCCCTTAGGCTTCGCGTCGCCACCGTCAACAGCTACGTATACTCCGCCAACCTCATCAATCACGAGTGGGCCGATCGTAAACTTAGAGTCTGCAAGCGGGACGGCGAAGGTCCACAGGAGCGCCTTGTCGGGGTTGCGCTTCTCGACAGTGTTCCCCGAGATCGCGTAGACGTTCCCGGACAAGTCCGTCTCGACGTTCAAAACGGACTTGTAGGCTTTTGTCTTTGTGGCCCACTCTTCCGATATCAGCTCCAGGTCTGGGTCGGTATCTAGGTCGCCCTGGAGTGCCTCGTAGGCCACGGCCTTAGACTCGTACACGGCCGCCCTGACGACGCGCACCGCGGATCCTAGCGCCGTCTCGATGTGCTTGCGCATCCCAGCGCGTTGTGCGCCCCTGGTGCGACCATTGGTGGGGTCAACTGGTCGCATGTTGAGCATCTCGCCCGTAGTCTCGAGCGGTTGCTGCTCGTGCGATCGGTTCTCGTCAAGCCCACGACGCGGGTAGGGAAGTGGCGTGCTCGTCATCTGGGGACACTCCCGGTAATCACCTTGAAGCCGATCGTCCACCTTCCGAGCGTGCTGCCTGCCGACAACGTGTTTAGGAAGTACCAATTGCCCGTTAGGCGAATCCCGTCAGGTCCGACGTCAAAGGAGTCCTGTGCAGATGCGCTCGATCCTACACCGTGGTACTCCGCTGCTAGGGTGCCGTCACCGTGATATAACTTCAGGATGTGGTAGCCAGCGGAGGGCGATGGGCAGGTGACGAAGGTTATAATACTCTCGTCGGCGAATCGCACGAAAGAGGCATCTGCGGCACCAGAGGCAAGTGTCCCCGTGGTAGCTAGACCTTTCCCGTCGGCGGGAAACCGTGGGTCTGTAGTCGCTGCCGCAACGGACACAACCGTATAGCTTCCGGATGCCGGAAACATCTCCGCCTAGCCCTGCGCGTACTTGTGGACGCGGAACGTGATGATACACCCATCTGTGCCCATGCTTGACACGGCAAACCCGTCACGGCAAGCGATCTTGACGTCTAAGAACTGAAGGGAAAAGCCTGATGCGGACGCAAATCGGAACACTTCTGGCGGTGCTCCGCCAATCTCAGTGATCTCCACCATCGTAGTGTTTGAGCGGAAGAATATCGATTCGATCACAACCTCGAACGTTCCCGCCGTCAGACCAGCCCAGATAGCAGAGCCCGACACGGCTCCATTCGAGCCCCAGCCGTCATACGGGTAGGCAGCTGTCAGGGCAGCGTTAGCATTGAGTGTGTACGCCTTACGCTCAAGTGGCGGCAGAATCGAACCGTGTGCTTGTGAATGCAGGGCCATTAGTTACCTCAGGTGGTGAAAAGGTTGTCTGTAGGAGTTCCGCCAATCGGGTCATATCCGGCGGCCCGAGACTGCGACCTGACCGCCGTCTTGGCGATGGTCCCGATCTTGCTTTGACCCGCGGCGTCGCGGTTCGCGGCGATTTGATACTGAGGACCGTTCATTACAACGGCCACAGCTTTGGCCGCCGCTTCCATCCGCTGCGAAACCGACTCACCGGCGTCGTACCCTGCGGCCACAGCGCGGACGAACTGGAAATAGAGCCCCTCCATGTAGGCAGGGATCGGAACGATGTCGGCATCGCTCGTCAGTTCTGGCCAGTTGCGCAGATAGACTACGGAAAGCGCGTCGTACTCCTGGACACTCGGCTGCGGCCACAGGAGGAGCGTAGGGACCGGCTGAGAGGCTGGCGTTGCCTGGTTATACTGGAGCGCGTATCCCGTGACGAAGCTGTTTTGGACGAGGGCAAGCGTGTCGATCCGCATGAGTTCCGACGCCGTGGACGCAAACGCGGTGCGCGTGAATCCGTCGGTCCCATAGACGTTCAGAATGCGCCCGACCTCCGTGGAGAGCTGGATCCTCGAGGTGTGGACTGTGAAGTTTAGTACCGCCGGAATGTCCGCGGACAGCGTGTGCTGGATTGTCAGCGCGTCAGCGCTGGCCTTCGAATTGATGTGGTACGTCCCGAAGGTCGTACCCGCAATGTCGATGCTGACGGTATCGCCGGGGACATACGTGTAGGCCGAGAAGCCGCCCACCAGGGTTAGCAGGCCGGTCGCGTAGCCGAAACTCGCGGCCGAGCCCGTGACCGTCGGACGAAAGTGGAGGTCTCCAGTTGAGCGGACGAGATAGGCCCACTCTCTCGACCCCTCGAGCAGCTCGCCGGCCTCATTCAGCACTGCGAGGGCGCTGATCTCGTCGGAGACCGAGCCGCCCAGGATCTGCGTCACGTACTCGATAGCTCTGCGGGCGGTGAGGGACATGACGTTTTGGGTGAGAAGTTAGTGGAAGCCCGCCCCGGCGTCCGCGAAGGACGCCGGGGGAGCTAGTCGAGGCGAGATCAGACGATAGCCGATTCGCCCATCGCCGCCCCGTAGAACCAGATGGTTCCGGTGGCGCTGGCACCAAGCGCGGCCAACGAGTTGCCAAGAACCGTGTCGCCCGTGATGGCAGCAATGGCATTACCGGATGCGTCGCTCGCAACGGCGACCTCCTTGGCGATGCCAGCACCGACCGCAACCACTTCGACCGGACCCTGCAGCCGGAATTTTCCGCGGTAGCCGGCAGTCGCCTGGGCCGAAGAAACGGTTTCCAAGGCCACCACGCGAACGGCGTCCGTCGCGCTATCCACCGGACCGGCAGTTGTGGTGGCCATGTAACCGGTGGCCGCGATCGCCGTCTCCAGGTCGAGGGTGTAGATCAGCCCATAGGTGATCGCACCGTGGCAGAGGAAGTGGTAGTCGATGACGCGGGGGGCCGCGCCGTAGTTACCCGGTAGGGTGTCCCAAGTACAGCTCATGTTAGTTGGCTCCTAGAGTGCGGCGGAGGGAGAGACGATGAACAGCTTGCTGCGGTCGCAGCACACAAGCTGGTTGTACGTCTTGAAGACCTGCACGTACTCGTTCGGAGCACCTGCAGACGTGAGGTTTGTAACTTCACCGGGCTCCATGTAGCGGTCCCGCATGAAGAGCGGCTGCATGACGTTTTTGGTGACTCCATAGAAGCGCGGACCCGTGACGCCCGTCGCGCCGGAGACGCCGCCCGTGCTGGCCGTGGTTTCAGCGACCAAAGCACCGCCGCCGTTAGGCTCGTACAGAAGTGCAGAGCCCAAGGCCGAGATGTTGCGGAAATACATATTCCCGAGGACCATGCCGTAACCGAGCTCACGGGACCCCCAACGATCTTGCCCCTGCCGGAAGGAGCCCGTCAGGTAGCGCAGGCCGCTGTCCGAACAGAACACGACGTTTGGCGCGGTCGCATCGACGCCGTGCTCCGGGTTCATCGGAAGCGGCTCAAAGGTAGCGAGGTTGCTCGCATGGAGCAAAGCACCAACCATGTCGCTGCCATCAGGTGCGTCGCCGCCTACCGTCGAGTAGGTAACGCGCTGGTTTGCGAAATTCGGATAGGTGACGGGCGAAAGGCCCAGCACGTCGGACAGTGCTGCGCCAGTGGAATCCAACGGGATGAAGTCGTCCTGTTCCGTAATGTAGTACGGAATCGACATCGGGGCCGTGAAGTTGGTTCGCATGGCCGCCTGGTTTCCAGGCGCCCAGTTCTCGTTCTCAAACTGTGTCGCAGTGGTCTGAGCGAGGTTTTGGAACTTCCCTCTCAGGATGTCGTTGAACTTGGCGCGGATGTACTCCTTGCCCATCGTTGAGTCAGCGTTCAGGTCGAGCTCGAGCTCGTCCCACGCCAGGTAGTTGGCGTAGAACGACATCTGCGTGGTGACCTTGGTGCCGATCTGGCGGTTCTCCCAGTTGAACCGGAGACCCGCACCGCCGAAGCGCTTGCCCACATTTTCTGGGGACAGGTAGAGCGTGCGCCGGATGGTCTGCCCCGTATGGAGCAGCTCCTCTTCGGTCTTGCCGCCGATAAGGAAGTTGTTGGTGTAGCGTGCGGCTTGAACAAGGTTGAGGTACCCCTTGTTGCCGCCGAGCGCGGTTTCGCTCGTCTCGCGGACGGTGTCCGCGAAGAGGTCTGTAAGACCAGCCATGTGTTACCTATGTGGTAGAAAGTGATCCCGCCCACGGCCTTGAGCCTCAGGTGCCGCGGCCGAAGTTTTTCTCCCATGCACGGTCAAACCCATCATTTAGGGTGCTTCCTTTTGGGGTCGTAGTTCGGTTGCTGTTTCCAGCGGGCGCCTGAGCCTTTCGACGCGGGGTGGCGGGCTTCTCGCTCGAGGTGGCTGGGCCGAGTTCTAGCAGGGCTGCATCCTTCAGGATTGCGGACAAGCGCTCCTCGCCGATGGGGAGGGCGCCGTACTTCTCCGGATATGCGAGCGCCAGCTTGTTGGCGGCCACAATCACCTTTTCACGAGATTCGGGTTTGGAAAGATCCTGGTGCGATCGCACCAGACCGTCCAAGATCATCTCGGCCTGCTTGAGAACCGGAGCGAGTTGGCGCTCCTGCTCCTGGGCCTCAAACCGAGATCGCAGCGCCGCGTTGTCGCGGGAGAGCGCCTCGATGGCGTCGATAATCGGACGGGCGGCGTCTTCTCCGAACTCTTCCACCAGTGGGGTAAAGTCTGGAAGCTCTGCGGAGGAACCCGCTTCAGCTGAAGCACCGTCGCCATCGGGTGCCTCGGCGTCCACAGGGTCCACAGCAGCCCCCAAATTGCCACCGTGGGCGGGCTTTTGAGTCTGCCTCGCAGAGAACTCGCGGTCGCGTTGCGCTCGGGCTACCCCAAGCTCCTTGCCGAACGCGAGGATCTCAGCCTCGCCCTTACCCGCGAGGAGGGAGTCGAGGCCGGCGCGGTGGATCTCGTCGTAGGCAGTCGCCATCGACTTCGGATCGAACACGCCAGGGTTTTCAACGCCCGCATCCTGCACATTATCAGACGCCGCGTCCAGCGGATTTCCTGAAAAACCGCCGGATTCTTCTGCCCGATTTTCTTCCTCTGCCGGTTCCTCGGCGCCCCCCATACTGCGATTCCACGCGGTGTCAAAGTGCGCGTTGAACGTCTCTTCGGGGGTCGGGGGCTCTTGGGTGTCGCTCATGTTGTTCCTATGCCTCGGGGTTAGTCGTTGCCCTGAGCGTTCGCCTCGGGCTCGTCAAATACGTCGCGGGACCAGTGCATGCCTGGATTCGCCTTCTCGATCCGGTCGATATCGGCCTGGGATTCG